GAATTGAAGAAATTGCAATGGCAGTTGCAATGATCGAATATTATCAACAAATAGTTGACAATGCAAAAGAAGAAATAAGAAATTTAAGTGAAGAAGAAGTTGCAGAAATCAACAAAGGAAAAGACTTGATAATTAAAAGACAAAACTATACTAAAACAATATATTCAAATGAATATAAGAAAGCAGTTGAAGAAATTGCAAAGAAATTTCCACCAACAAAAGAAACAACAGTAAATCATACAATTAAATTACAAGCAACAGCTTATACAACAAGCAAAAGAGAGCTAATAACAGACAAATTCACAAACTTAAATAAAACACAACTAATGGCAGCAAGTAAAAATGCAAATATAAAATAAGGGCAGGGGCTAGACCCCTACCCCAAAGAATAGGAGGGTATAAAATGGACGCCATTAAATTATTAAATAGCCTGGAGGCAGGAATGCCCCTAGTAGTAACAACAACGTGGCAAGGCTTAACAATGAGAAAGGTGAGCATATACGGAGGGACTGACGGAATAGGTAGATACACATTCATAGACGACAGCGGAATATATCAATTAACAATAGGATATATAAAAGAGCATTGTAAAATCAGCCAAGAGCTAGACCAAGACACAGACCTATATGAAGTAGTACAATTATGTAATAAAATAATAAGGGAGGGGAGATAATATGGTACATATAAAATTTGAATACAGAGACGAATGGACAGGAGACCACTGGTCACAACAAGAATGTATCGTACGCAATATTCAAGAATGCAAAGACATATATGGACTGGACGAATGCGAATATAGAATATTAGAAATAGAGGAGGTGAAATAATATGGTACTAAAAAATGAAGACATTAACTTACTAATCAAAATGGAAAACTTAATAGGTATGAACGAAAAAAGATTATTCGGCAGAAATAAAGACAAAAAATGTATAGTCAACTGGTATGACGGGACGCAAACAATTATCACAATAGAAGACTTTGCAGACTTTATGGCACTAATTGAAAGAGCTATAAAAGACAAACAAAAAGCAAGTGACAAAGTCGCACAATATCACAAAGACAATGCAGAAAAACACAGAGAATACAACAGAGAATGGGCAAGAAAAAATTATCAAAGAAAAAAAGAAGGGGGTAAATAATATGAAACCATATTCAATAAAAAGATTTTTAGAATTATTAAAACAAGATAGGATCAGATGTAATTGGAATGGAATATACTTTGACATAGCAGATTATCCATTCTATGACGAGAATAGAGCAACACCAGAGGTATTAAATAATTTATATAATATAGTAAAGGGGGTGTAGTTATGGAATTCTTATATGAATTACAACCACAATATGATCGTAGAAAGTCATTCTACAAAAAAGCTAATGTATATCGTGACGACAAAGGACACATTCTACTAATGAGCTATTCAACAATAGTTGCAGAAATTACAGACGGGATCGCAACCGAGGACGGTAAACCAACAGTAAAAGTGAACGGCTGGTATAGTAACACAACAGCAAGACACATCAACGAATTCTTATACCAATACGGCTTCGACACAATGAGTAAAAAAGAAATGGAGGAAAATTAGTATGAAAAAGAAACCTTACAAAATCACTGACGAGGATATGGACTTACTTATAGAAATTGAAAATGTATTGATTAAAAAATCAGAAGCTATATGGGGCTTAACCCATAAACGTAAGATAAAAGGGGGAGCAGATATTACCCCATACGAAACAGGTTATGACAAAATGTTTGACTATATGGAGCTAGTCGCAAGAATAATAGGTTAAAACGTAAGCCCTTAAAAATAGTATGAAACCAGGGCGTGATACTATCATAAAAAACTAATGATAAACTATTGACATACTACTGGAATAGTAGTATAATAGAAAGTGAACGGTAATCAGACAAGGCGTAGCCTTTAATCTAACTGATACCGAGTAGAAAGGTAGGTACTAATATGAGTACAATGAAAATTGACGGGATAGATATTCCCGAAATAAGACAAAGCGACTTCTACGCTTTATTAGAAGACGAAGAAAACACACTTGTTTTTGGTAACAAGGGTATAGGTAAATCAAGTATAGTGAGAAAGTATGCAGAAGACAAAGGCAAGACACTTTTAATCTTTCCACTTGCAACAATGATACCAGAATTCATAGGTGGTGTACCATATGCACAAGTGAGCAGTGACAAGAAAACAGAATACTTTACACTACTATTAAATGAAGCACTTGCACCAATGTTTAAGGTCAAAGGTAAAAACTATATACTATTCTTTGACGAAATAAACCAAGCACCAACAGAAGTTATGAACTGTTTATATGGACCTTGTCATATTGACCCAGCACAAAGAGAATGGTGTGGACATTCACTAGAGTTCGCACAAATAGTTGCGGCAGGTAACTTGAGTGACGGTACAGACGGTACAGTATACTTGAACGAACTTCCAGGACCATTGCTAGACAGGTTTGACGTATTCCAATTAGTAAACAGCGACAAAGACGCAATGGATTATCTAAAGAAGAAATGGAAAAACATCCCACAGGTAGCCAAGTATATCAAAGCAATGCAAGACAGCAAGATAAATCCTAGAAATATGGACCACGTACTTAAAATGTTACAATTTGAAAAGAACCCATTGAGATTAAGAGCTAAACTAGGAACAGCACTAACACAAAAGCTAATTGATATGCAAAAAGGAATGAAGTCAATTGATCCAGCAGACTTAATCAAGAATGTTAGAACAGCTTACGAACGTTTCCAAGAAGACGGAATAGTAGCGTGGGGACCAGAGACAATATCAACAGAGGAAGAACTAATTGAGAAATTCAAGGAGATACTATCAGAAGAAGAAGTAGCAAGTATAGTAAAAGGAGGTAAATAGTTATGGTAAATCCATTCTTATCAAGCACACACTATGACACAGAGACAGCTATTATGCTAGAAAGAGCATATGTTACAGACATAGGGAGAGCAGTAGCATACACAGACGGCGACAGAGTATTCCTAAATACACAGGACAACTTATTCAAAATACTACCAGCCTATGACGACAATATGTTAAAGTGGTTATTGTGGCACGAGCGTATGCACCTAGAACTTAAACACCACAACAGATTTTTCAGATACCTAGACGAGTTATCAGCAGAAGACACAGAAGATAAATTCCAGGTAACTAAAGATGAAGTCAATATTATAATGGACATATTAGTACACGACTGGATGTCAAGTAAATTCCCAGAGCTAGTAGAGACAGCAGTGAACAACCTAGCACAATTTAGGGATCGTAACTCTCTATCATATACATTCAAAACTAATACCCTAGAAGAAATGCTAGACGAGTACAGAAAATTCAAACACAAAGACGAGGACAAGAAAGAGGGCGAGGGAGAAGGAGACGACAGCGAAGAAACAGAAGAAAAAGAAGAAGACAGCAAGTCAAAAGGTAAAGGCAAAGGAAAAGCAAAAGGCAAAGACGAGAAGAAAGAAGACGAGCCAAAGGAAGACGGAGACAAGAAAGAAGACAAAAAGAAGAAACCAAGTACAGACAAAGCACACGCAGAGGGGGGACACGACAGCACCCCAAGAGAAAAGACAGGTAAAGATACTAGCGAAGTAACAACAGAACCTGAAAGTGAACAGCCAGAACCTGAAGCACCAGGACATCACGACGAAACAGACTGGAGCAAACTTGAAGACATAGACGGCAAAGAATTCATAACAGAAAGTGAAGGCAACAGGTGGGTAGAAGAAATCAACAGATTAAAAAGTGTAAAAATAAGACTAGCAAGAATAACAAAGACACTTAACGGACTTGTTACAGATACTAAAGTAAGAAGTTATAAGACACCAAGTTATATGCAGACAGGACAACATACTATCTTCAAAGGGTCAAAGAAAGGACACGCAAGTTTATACTTATGTTTTGACGCAAGTGGTAGTATGGGTGGAGATATGGACACCTTCAAAGAAATTATAGGTAAAGCAATACCCCAAGCAATGAAGACACCAACAGTATGGTTTAGTGGGTGGGGATATAGAGACGAAGACAGAGCAGTAATGAGACGTTGCCTTGATCCAGAAGGTAGAGACGACGACTACTACAAAGGTACATTCGCAGACTTTATGCACGTAGCAGCAGACAGTGGGTACAGTGACGACGGTGATAGGACAATTGAGTTGTGCTTCAAAGCTGAACAGGCTGGATACAGTCCAATAGGTATAACAGACGGGGGCGGCTGTTTGAGCTGGTCAGTCGATATGTTAAAACAACTTAAAAGAACAGTATTAGTAGGACATTCAAAGAGATGGCTTGACGAAGTCAAGAAAGTAAATCCAAATATTCAAATAATCTATACAGGAAGGGAGAGTGATTAGTATGTATAGAGTGAACAAGGAGTACGGTACATCAGAAAATGTGTACCTTCAAAACACAGACACAATGGCAGAGATTAACTTAGGAAGAATAACACCAGGACTATTAAGAATACTAGAAGCAGACGGCTACAAGTTTGACGACACAGACGAAGCAGTAACACTTAAAGAGAAATGGACATTAAAAGTAAGTGACGAAGTTAAAGAGCAATTAAGAAAATTAGCAATGCCTATGAAGAAACCAATAAGAGACCAAAGAAAAGTAAAAGAAGAAAAGAAAGAAAATAAACAACCAGTAGACTTATTAGATATAATCTATGGGTTAGTTTAATAGAAAGGTAGGAGATAGATATGAAAGAAATTAAAAGAATAAGGATCAATAAGAACAGAGGCTGGAGAGGATTAGCAGAGCTAATATGTGAAGACGAGGAAAGAAAGACAGTACATAAAATGATATTCAGTTTTAGTCAACCAGTATGGAATGATTTATTACAAGGGTACATAGTTATCCAAGACGAAGACAATTATTTTATCTTAAACTTCGACAATACAGAAGCACTACCAAGACCAACACAACAAAGAAGTGTATTGATCAAATCATTCCTTGCAACAGTAGTGAACATTACAGCATATCCAAAGACTGAAAGACTAGACGTTACATCAGACGATTACAGTAGAATATATAACTTCAAGAAGAACAGAAACAACCATACAACCAGTGATTGGAATTGTATAGGTATAAGAGTAATACCAGAAATATAAAGGAGGTAATGAATTATGAGAATAGCAAAGAAAGACATTGAGAGATTAACATATGTAGAAAAGGCACTAGACACAAAAGAGAATCATTTAGCGAAGGTTGTTCACAATGTGCTTCAGGAATTAAATCCAGAGTTTGTCTACGTAGTAGACGAAGAAGGATGTTGGGATGGAGAGCAGACCCATCACACAGAAGTATACGCTTCCTTCGGGGACGCACTGAACAGTTTTAAGAATCTGGCCAGAGCAGCAGCACTTGATATGGCCGAGTGGGTCCGTGACCCAGGTGAAATATCCGAAAGTGAACAGATTGATGAGGAGAAGCAAACAGCCAGTTACGAAATATATAAGACAGGCTACCACGTATACTTCCACGATACTATAACAATAACAAGGAAAGAGGTGATATAATATGCCAAACCACGTAATGAATAAATGGAAGATTTCACACATACCACAAGATAAACTTCAATATGTATTAGATAAGTTGACAATGATTACAGACGAAGGAAATAGAATTATAGATTTTGATTTGATCATACCAGAGCCAAGACTCAAAAAGGATTGTCCAGCAGACTGTATAGTGAACAAGGACAGCCACGTGATGGAAGAAAAGGATAGACCTTGGTTTGACTGGTACACTTGGAGAAACAAATACTGGAATACAAAGTGGGGTGCATATGACGGATACACTCATACAGGTAAGACATATATAATAATGTACTTCCAAACAGCTTGGTCATTCGCATATCCAGTGGCAGAGAAGCTGGCTGAACTAGGATACGATTTAGATTTCCAATATGCTGACGAGGACTGGGGTGCAAACTGTGGCCGATTACAATATAATGCAAAAACTAAAGAATGGACACGCTGGAGTATGGACGAACTAAAACCAAATCCAAATGCTTGGGCAAGGAGGTTATGGAGTGATGGATAAAGTGAACAAGATCAGAATGCCAGGAAGACCTGGTAGTGTAACGGTATTGACATACTACCAAGTATGTGATATAATATATGGAAGAAAGGAGGAATTGGTATGTTTGAGAAGATAGTAGGACAAGACAGAGCCAAGAGAGCAATAACAGACTGGTACAAATATGAAACCCAACCGCTTCTAATCTATGGTACATCAGGTTATGGTAAGACAATGTTTGCAGAAAGTTTAGGAGCTAAAACCGTGGACACAACCCAGATGAGAGGCGACAGGTTGAACAGTATGTTGAAGCCAATCAAAGAGGCAGAAGACGGAGACATATTATTCTTCGACGAGATACACAGTCTTCAACCAAAGATACTCGAAGGATTATACAAGATAATTGATAAGGGTACATTTTACGACACAGATTTATGTATGGACTTAGAATTACCAAAGGCAAGGTTTGTGTTCGCAACAAATATATTAAGCCCTTTACCAGAAGCATTTGTTAATCGTTGCAAATTTGTAGAGCTTCAAAATTATACTGAGGACGAATTAAAACAAATCGTACATAATGTAAACCCAGACCTAGACGAAGCAGCATTACCAAGTATAGTGAGGGCGGCTAAGGGTGTACCTCGTACAGCTTTAAGTTTAGCCAAATCTATGAAAAGTGCAATCAAATCAGAGAAATTAAAAACAGCAGGTGAAGCGGAAGTGAACAGTCTTCTTGACTCAAGGTTTGCCATTAACGGTGCAACAGGGTTAAGCGATAAAGAATTTCTAATTATGCAAAGAGTAGCTGAAAGAGGAAGACTATCTACGAGTGCAGTAGCCAATGTATTAGGGTGCAGTATTCACGACGCAAAACATTTATATATTGAGCCATTAAGAGCGAGTGAGTGGTTAGCTGTATCTAATCAAGGTGTTATTATGGGATACAAAGGACATAAAAATTATAGACTGTTTGTAAGTAAAAAAGACGGGGAAGCCTAGAGCTTCCTCTCTTTCGAGCCTATGCCCAGAACAAATGTTCTTATAGGTGTGTCGCGTGTGTGGGTATTTTACCCCGGCGTGTGTTAAATTTACCCCAGCGTTGTTCACTTTTTACAGTGCTTCACCTGGGTCAGGAAAGGAGATAATTTTATGAATTATTATGAATTATTAGATAAGTTAGCCAAGACAGGATTAGATAATTTCAAACACGAGCTAGAAACAAATTCAATATATGACGGTTTATTATGGACAGAGCTAAATGAAACAATTGGTGTGGCAACTGAAATCGTAATTGAAACATTTGATAAAGAAAACTATAACACTGAATACTTAACAAGTTATGAATTCGACGAAAACGGAAAGTTAATTTAATATCAGGGAGTGGACAATCCACTCCTGTTCACTTTTATCAGGGAAGGAGATGATCAGAATGCTAAATAAATATTCAAAACAAGAGTTAATACAAATAATTAAATGTTATGACCAATATATTCAAGATTGGTTTGACGAAGACGAAGATTTACGAGCAGGACAAGAGCCTGTATGTATATATGAGTTTATTGATAACGAATATCAAGAAATGCTAGAAGCGGGCTATGATAATTATAATGATTTTATTGCTGGATTATAAGAAAAGTGAACAACCGGACGGAATGCCAGGGGATCATTTCACAGCCCCTGGTAATTTTTTAGATCAGTGAATTCTGTTCACTTTGGTTCGACAGTTTTCGACAAAAAATTTTAATTTTTATATATTCACATTTTACCCCAGTGTGATCAAATTTTACCCCACGGGTGTTCACTTTTGGACAACACGTTTGTTGGTGTTGTTGAAGAATTTTTTAGATTTCCTGTTGCTCTGCTTTCTAGGTGTTGCTCTGCTAAAAATTGTTTATAAAAAAAGCAGAGCAACGCATTGTAATTGTTATGGGGTCTACTTTCTACCGTTTCCGTTCAGTCGAATGATACGGTCTTGCAAAAGCAGAGCAACAGAGCAGAGCAACGCCCTCTATCCCTATATATCCCTCAATGACATAGTGTGATGTTGCTCTGCTGTTGTTAAATCTATTATTATCTATATATTTTTGATTCATTGGAGATGTTTGTTTTTCATAAAAAATATATGCTACAATGTATTTTTAATACGAGCAGAGCAACAGAAACGCGTAACCACACGTTTCTCAATACTTTCCGCCGTTGCTTTGCGCAGAGCAACACACAAATATTTGTGCGTACTTATACAAAAAAGCAGAGCAACTATGTATTAAATCCCATTAAATCCCATTATTGCGTATCAAATTTTAATGCTCACTTATGCTCACTACCCCAAAAATCAATGCTCATTTATACATACACATACACTTGACAAACACTACCGAGTATGATATACTCACCATATAAAAATTTTATAAACAATAGAAAGGAGCAAATTATTATGCCAAAAAAGAGAGTAAATATTACATTATCACAAGACGTTTACGAGCAATTACAAAAGGACGCCAACTCAAATTGTCGTTCTGTTAGTGAAGAAATCGAGTATCGCTTAAAAACCCCAGCGTCTCCTTATTCTACCCCAGCACCGTTCACTCCAATATCCACTCCAGAAAATCCAACAGGCGGGAATATTATCACAGCCGACGGCACGACACATAAAAAGCACCCACTTATCTGGTTGCAAGAGAATAATATCGACCCAATGGACACAAACTCAGACACATTTCACCGTTTTCAGAAAGTATATCCAGACGCAACAGTCCTTGAATTTTATGATTATCAACAATCACGCAGAAAATAAAAAGACCGGGATATAATCATATCCCGTTCAAATCAATACCGGGAGGGACACCAGTCCCTCTCTCTTTTTTTAAACTTACACCAAATTCTTTCCCACCGGGTGTATTATGTATCCTCTCGTGTTCAGCCACAGTCACACAAACCAGATTTCCCACAGTGTTATTAGTTTTAACCCAGTCCACGTGGTGGATAACGCAACCGGGAGGAACAGCTACCCCCGCTTCTGCTTCCCACATAGCCACGTGAAGTCTCTTTCTATCTCCAGAGGTACAAACGTAGTACCCCGTCCTCTTGTCTTGCCTATACTTTTTGCCCAAATACAGCACTTGGTCAGCTCGGGTCTTCACATCGCGCCTCTTATTATTGTTCAACATATCACCAATCATATTTATTTCACCCCTTCGTCACCACCTAGTCTTTTTTCAACTAATAATTGTCTTAATCTTACGTTTTCAGCGTGTAAATCGTCTATCATATGGTTCATTTCGTCTTCGTGAGCCTTCATATTTTCTATTTTATCTAATAACATCATTACTATTTGCTCCCAATGATAACCGCCCATAAACTCACCTCCATTACAATAAACTCCTCTTACTTCCAGTAACAGCTCTACCAGACCACAAGTCAACCGTTGCATAACGCGTTGCGTCTATTCCGTGGTCATTAACTGTAGGCCACTCTTGAATTATTATTTCTTTACCACCTATGTCTCTACGCAAAAACTCAGCGCCAACAAACTCAGCCCAACAACCGGGACAACGCTCACTATCAATCCAGATTTCCTTAACGTCTCCATAGCCACCAGTTAAGAACTGATATGATACGTCTCTCGAACCCGATACTTTCTTAACCGGGTATATGTTCAACCCCTTCGACCTCAAGCCGTCAATAATTCTATTATCAATTTCAGAGTTTATTAACGTCGATATAGTTACCGCACCGGGGAATAAACCTCCCCCTCTCGAAAGCATATCTTTTACGTTCATATAAATACCGTCTTCACTCCAACCGATACCACGTGTTTCGTCAGTTATGAATAATATCTTTTTAACTCTATTATAACCTACAACCACACCGACAGTAGGGTCAGGACGATAACCATAGTCCATACCGACGTACCAACGCCAGCACTCAGGACCATTACCGAACTCATTTGTGTCTATGTCACCAACTCTAATAGGTTTTAATAATGGGAATACCATAGTAGCCGGGTCTCCAACCTCTCCCATTATTACGTGACGCCATTCCTTTTCGTTCTCCTCTTTCATAGCCTCAGCCATATCATAAACTTGTTGCGGTACGATACCTCTTGGTATGTCATATAAATTAACGTGTTTGAAATAAACTTTTTCTTTAACCGGTCGTTCACTTTCTTCTACTCCTACTCCACCTTCCGAAGTTTCAGTAAGCATTTCTTTCGCGTTGTTCCAACCAATATTCAACCAGTGCGACGGACTAAACGGTGTATTGTATGTGAATATAGTTTCAAATATGTCACCACCACGATACAAAGAAAGTAATACTTGGTCTACGTCGTGTTTACTCATAAATTGGTCAGCTTCTTCAAACCATATTAACCTACAATAACCCCCGGGGCCACTTTATACTCTTTACTTTTCCATAATCTTCAGCAGTATTCAAGTTAGCGAATTTAATTACTGATTTCGTACCTTTTAATCTTATTTCCATAGGGTTAGTAAGCATTTGCCATTTATCTTCAACACCTAGATTTATTATAGCATTAGCAATTTCAGCATATACAGAGGTTCTTAATGTGTTATTATATTTTCTTAGTGCCAAGCAACAAGCCCAAGGGTCGCCCTCCTCGTGAACAGAAGCGAGGGCTAATAGCGTCAAAACAATATGGTGCGCCGCCCAATAAGATTTACCAGAGAAACGTCCGCCACGTAAAAACATTTTTCTACTTCTCTCCAGCTGTTCACCTATTCCATCCTCAAGTAAATCCCAGTAATTCGGCAATATAATATCACTCATTTTTCGTCTACTTATGCTAATCACCTCCAAATTATTTATACCACGATTTCTTTTCTTTCACTCCAAATAAATTCTTGAACACCGCTTCTAGTACATTTACCACAATCGAGTTACCTGCCTGCTTATATAATTGTGTGTCCGAGGTAGGTACAGCCTGTGCTTTATCAAAATCTGTATCTTCAAATCCCATTAGACGCCAACATTCTCTTGGTGTAAGTTTCCTAATACGCATATCCGGGGTGACAACTCCCCTCTCACTTCCATTTGCCATTAACGTTTGTGTCATTTCTTTTTGAACATTACCTCTTTGATATTTCATTCTTCCAGATATATTAACACCGTCTCCTGCGTAAGCCTCTTTGTAACCAGCTTTCGTGGCTTCTTTTATTTTTAAACAAGGCTCTATAACATAATTATCTTTTTGTACTGTTGTTATTGTATTACTTATTCCTTGTTTATTTATTTCCAATCTCTGTTCAGTTGGGATACCAGGAGTTCTATCACCAGGTTTATCTGGATTTCGTCCTCTACTTGCTGCAATAACTGGTTCATCAATCAAAACTTTAGGTTGCCTGTTTCCTCCTTGCATATCAGTAAGGGTGGGAGCTAATCCTTCCCCAGAGTAAACTCGCTTAACGCAGTCGTGTCCTTTTATGTCTAATTTACCTACAACTTGAATATAATTATCTCCCGACCTACACGCTCCAACTCTAGTAGTTACAGTCTTTGCCACACCATCTCCGTCAGTAGTTTCAAATGCAAATCCATTACCCTTCGCTTTCTGGCGTTCAGTGTTTGCTATTAGCCCAGCTATTAGTTTATCACTTAAATAATATTTCTCGTCAACGTTTTTTTCTAATACATCTTTAAGTTTTTTAGTTAACTCAATTTCAACTGGGAATTCATAATTTAATCCCAAATCTTTCCTGATTGATATAGTGAACACACGCTCCCTGTTTTGAGGAATGCCATAGTTTTTAGCGTTTAGTATTTTATAATATGAATTATAACCTAATTTATCCATAATTTCCAAATAACCATCAAAATTATGTCTGTTTTTAGCACTTAATAGATTTTTAACATTTTCCCAAACCACATATTTAGGCTTTACTGCTTCAACTATGTCAACCGTACACCACATTAACGATGACCTAGTACCAGAGCCTTTGTCTCCACCAGCTAGCCTACCAGCGATTGAAAAATCCTGACAAGGTGAACCGTGGGTAATCAAATCTATGTCCCCAATCTCTTTGAGCCTGTCCAAATCTATTTTACTAACGTCTCCCAAATTTAAACTTTCGTCTACACCGTGTACTGCACAGTAAGATTTCGTAGCATATTTATCAATTTCACTAAAACCAACTAATTCATAATCAATTGAATTATTTTTTAATGCTTTTTCAAATGCACCAATTCCCGAAAACAGGCTTAAATACTTAATCACAGCTATTTCTCCCTTCGCTATTTCTGTTCACTTATTCCTCATCTGTGTCGTCAGAACTTTCATCTTTTTTAAACGCACCTTTGTATAAATCATTAACAAATGTTACACCTTCAATACCTTCGCCAGAATACAATCCTGTATACATTTCTATAGCCTTTAATCTATCTGCGTCACGAGCGTTTTTATTTTTTATAATACTTGAAAGTATCGCTTTAATTCCGTCTTGGTCTACCAAACTATAATCCTGCGCTCTATATTTTTCTATTACAGATTGAACTTGCTTCCAACCTAATAAATTTTGTTTTTCAGCAGAAAGTGAGGTCGGGTCTAAATTACCCCCCATCTGGTCGTCCAAATAAATTATATCAGCAACTGTTTTAACATAGTCATCTTGCAATAACCACATTGCGTCTTTACATTCTTGCAACCAAATAGGTTTTAGTTTTCTATATATACTATCAATTGTTTTCTTATATCTTTCATCGTCGGTCAGTCTATCACCTTTCATAAAACTACCAATCAATTCTTCTGCGTCAAAGACTTCTTCTTTTTTTCGTTTGTCTTTACCTCTAGGCATATCATCGCCCCCCTCCAATACATAATCAAACAACTAAAGTAACCAATCGTAAAATGTAAGCCGTGTATGAATCCGGTCGTTCACTTTTAGGTTTTTTAGAAGTGCGGATAGTAAACCTCCGCACAACCAAATTACGCACAATAATATTATTTTTTTCATTCTGATTTCTCCTCTTTTTCTCCAATAAATAATCTATTTATACTCATACCTTTATCATTTCTAGTTTTTCTCATTTCTAATTTATAACCTTTTGCCACAAGTTTATCTATTGTTTTACCTAACTTCATTGAAAATGCTTTTTCTTTCATTTCTACGTCACCAGTTGCCATTTCTGCGTGCCAGTCTTGATATTCCAAATATAATTCTTTTGTCCAAATATCCTCTTTACGTTCAGTTATATACCATTCTAGGAATTCTTCTAACTCTGCGTCAAATCCACCTGCAAATGTATCAGCAAATCTTTCTTTCATATCGTCAGTATCTTTCAATACTAACTTTCCTGCTACCCAATCCATATACATATAACGAGCTTTATTAGCAAACCAAGCAAGAGGTCCGTCTATCATACTTTGAAGCACACCGCTTTCTTTTGTGTGCATATTCATTACTAAAACACCACGATTACCAAATGCACTTTCTTTCATTCTGTATTCCATTACTTCTTCCCTTGTTTTAACGTTCAATACTAATTTATGTTGTAAGTCAGCGTCTTTAACACTATCGTCAATATGATATTCAGTAGGAAGTATTTTTACTCTACGTTTCATACCGTCGGTTTTATCATATAGTTCAAATTCAAAGTTAGTACAAGCAATAATCTGAGGTATTACGTCTAATCTTTTTTTAGGTTTAAATTTTTCATTTATCCAGACACTATCTGTTCCTGTGATTGCACCTTTTAACGTAGTGAATGCTTGACGGTTATAGTTTTGTACCAAATCATCAATTACACATAAAATTCCTTTATCAAAATCTTCTCCCCAAAATTTTTCCTGAGGGTTACTATCGAAGATTTTACTTTCATTCCACATATCTTCACCTAAACAAAGTCTTATCAAACTTGTGTATAAAGATTTTCCGTTTTGTCCTCCACCTGCTAGCACTACTATTTTTTGAAGTCTATTGGCGGGTATCATACTAGCCCCAGCTATTACCCAAAGCCAATCTACAACATAAGGCTGTTCAACTCCACGAGCGTTTCTTGATAGTTGAGATAAAAACCAGTTTATTTGTCCTCCCAAATCTTCTTCGTGTTCTTCAACCCACTCTCTTGGATACCAATTCCAATTTAACACAACGTCAGTAGGAGGTCTTGTGCCTAGCCAACTAAAATCGTACGCTTCGTCATTAAAACAATTTAATATTTTATTTTTAACTATAATATACATATCTGTACGAGATATACGTTTGTTATTTGCTGCACACATCTGCATTAACTGCACCTCCACTTCTTTGAAAAATGTATCTTTGAAATTTTGGTCGCTGTGGTCTTTTAACGCTTGTCTTGGTACGGTTAAATCGGTCTTATATTCAAATGGTCCGTCGATTTCTTTATAAAATAATTTTTTGAACAGTCCGTCGTCACCTGCTCCTGCACCATAAAAATCAAATTGTGAATATACATATTCGGCAGCACGACGTTCATCTATTTTGTCATTCTTTTTTGATTTCGCTTTAGTCCATTTTCTTTCTTTTTCGTCATAATCCCAACCCTCGGAAGATAACATTGCCCCATAATCTTCCCAACGTTTAGGTAAATCTCCAAATAAGTCACTATCACTCATAGCTGTACCTATTTTGACCAAATATTGGTCGTGTATAGCTTGAATTAAATTCTTAAATTCATTTACTTCAAAACCATTAGATAACCCAAAATAACTACAGCGTTCAACTATGTAATTATGTCTACTACCTTCTGTCATTTTCATCAATGTTGTGAAGGGATTATCTTTTAATGTATAAGTTACTGCGTCTTCTTTACTTCTATCACCAGTCTTTCCGCCTTTATGTAATTCAGTATCTTTTAATTTTCCCCATAACCAGTATGGAAGTATGTCCAAATCTTCAATATTTATAACTTTAGGAGCAATTAGTTCGTCAGGTCTCCAACTAGCTCTTTCATCACGCTCCATACCACATACTTTTATAATCTGAACAGAGCCGGGTCCTTTTGTGTCGAATGTATAACCAAACCAATTAGTAGCTCTAGTCATTTCTTTTTTATAAAAATCAGGTTTACGGAATAAAAAATGATAACCCTTTACTGTTTCTAATATCAAACATTTTAATTTAGAACGAAGAATAATCTCGTACATCTCAGCTGCTTCAGTGGCGTTATCATAATCTATGAACACACAATCATCAGGTACAACTCTTGCGTAATTAGGTCCGTCTCCCTCATCTATTCGCAAAGCCTCGTATGTCAATACTTTTTTACGTCTAGGAGCTTTACTGTCGTTGTATAATTTTATTTGTACGGGGTCGTGTGCTTTAAATTTTTCTATATTAAATTCACGAGGTGTTTCTGGTAATTCACAGAACGTGAATTCTATTGTTTTGCTCATTATAAAACACCTCCATC